TATTCCGGTTCCCCAATCCATATCTGCCTTGTAAATACAATCCATAATCTTTATTGTAATTGGTCCATTAATGGTATGTACAGTTGGTCCAGTCCTGTGTTCGTGTAAATAAAAAGTCAAAGCGACAGGTAACCATTTATTATTTACTGACCCATTTTGATGGGTATATATGGTTAATCCTTCATCAATAATATAAGCATGTAGATATGTTTCTGTATCATCCCATCTTCCTCCACCTTCCTGAGCGTATAAATCTCCTACCTGAATCGCTATAGGAATGGTTGCCTTTGTAACTTTGTCCCCATCAGTACTAATGGAATGATACAAATTAAATGTGTCTTTTGTATTAACATAGGCTTCAAATTCAACCTGTAATCTTAAAGTTTCATCCTGGCCTATAAACGCTGTTTCAAAAGGAATGGAGTAGGTGTGAATTACCAATCTTCCAAGATTCTGGAATTGAACATATCTTTTCGAACCAGGAATTTTCCCGCAAAGCATAAGAAAATAAAGTATATCTCCCCCATATTCCACATCTTTAACAGCTATTTTATTCCAATAATCAATCTCACATGAACCAAAAAGAGTAGTCCAATTCTTGAATACCAAGGCTCTGTAAAATTTATCTCTTATTTGTTCATCTGTCAAATAGTAATCACTTATTGTGTACCACTGTTCATAATATTGGGAACACATATAAAAATCTGGTTCAATGGGATATTCCGAAGGATAATCAATGAATTTAAAACTTCCATGAACGTCCCAATTATTTTCATCATCAAAAGAATAAGAATAAGATGTAAATGTATAAGGGTCATACCTAACCATTGCCTTTGAAATATGAGGTATGACATCCAATTGCGTTCCTGTCTTAAACCATTCAATATCTCCTTCCGAAATATCAAGATAACCTCCAAAAGGTGACTCAACAGGATTTCCTGCACTTTCACTGAGATTATAAACCTTACCTAAAGATGTATCATGTAGATTTTCAGGGTCAATTAAGTAAATATTTTTACCTTTGAAAAACATTACCAAACCTAATCCACCAAAAATTGTATCAAGTACTTCTCGGCATGTCATTGCCACCCCTTTTTCATCAACGAAATTGGCATTTGCTATATATAAATCATTTAATATATCATCACTACCCTCATCATTCAATACAAGATTATGATTGGTGTATAAGTAATCAAAAGTAATATTTAACTTGTTCAAAATACTATCCAATATTTCTCTAAGTGAATAAATACCTTCATAATAAGAACCATCACTTTGTAAATATCTTATACTATCCAATACAGTCATTCCATCGCTACCATACAAAGTAATAGGTTTATCCAAAGAACAACTATAATCTTCACTATATAAATCCGCATTCAAAAATCCTTGCCAAATAAGATTTTCACAACTACTTTCGCCATTATAAATTTCAACAATAAATTTTTGAGGGTCTTCTGTGAAAAAATTCAATCCCGCAAGACTTTCAAAAACTACCTTTATCTTTATACCAAATCCTAAAGTTGCCTTTTCATAAATATTTGTATCATCATAATCCCCCTCTATTACCAAAGGAGGTACCCCACCAACAAGCTCAGTAATCGAACCTGAATAATCTCTTTCATAAATATCTATGGTGGTTATTTTACCACTTCTACGATAATAAGCTAATTCATATTTTAAACCATATGCCATTATCTGTAAGAATTGATTCTTCTTTCTCTTCTTTCAAGAACACCCACCAATTTATCATCCTCAATTTCAAACCTAACTTCCCCCGACCAATTCATTGCTCCCGTTAATATTCTTAACTGACTTGGAGTAAACACAACTTCACCTGAACTTAACAATGCAGGATAGGTGTCATTGGGATAACCTGGAGGAACAACACCACCTTTGGCAAATCCAGGTACAAAGCCCGCAGTCTTCCTCAGCATTGTCAACCACTTCGCACCCAGAAGTGTACCTCCACCTGTAACTGCTTCTATAATGAGGAACACCAATGACATTGCAAGCAATTCGGCAACGTACCTCTCAAATTCACGAACAAGGGAACGTAACATGCTCTTCCAACCCTGGTCAAAGTCCTCAAAGAACTCTTGGAATACATCGGACAACCTTTCGGCAAGGTATATCTGTCTCTCCAGCTCACTATTCATTTCACCGAGTGGTGTATCTTTGGTTTTTTCATAGAAGTACATAGGTGCGAGTGTTGTTTTGACTTTTTCGAAATCCTCCTTCATCTTCTCAATGTTTCTCTTTGTCTCCTCAATCACATCCTTGATACTCTCCCGCATGTCGAGTATCTCCTTAAGTCTCTTGTATTCTTCCACGTACTCCTGAAGTTTCACATTATCATAATCAACCTCAAGTTTAAGTAAGTCCTCAATGGCTTTGCGATAAAGGTCAACCTCATATTGTAAGGAATCGAAATTATCACCAACCAGCTTGGTCATGTTTTGACTGAACTGTAATCCTTTATCCACACCTTCGACAATATCGAAATATTTATCTTGCTTCTCTGCAGCCTCCTCCAACAGTTTAGCCAATCTCTCCTGCTCCTTATTGTACTTCTTCACCTTTTCGGTTACTTCATCATATATACCCTTCAACTTATTGAGATTGTCAATGGCATTAGGAAGTCTTGCGGACTCCTTCGCTTCCATGCTTTTCAATATACCATCAAGCGTCTTATAAGTGGCTTCCCATGACTCCATAGACGCTTTTGCTTCTCGCCACTTCTTGGAACCTTCAGGAAAGAATGGTAAATCTGGCAGCAATCTGCGAAGTGGACCTTCTTTTCTCGTCCCCATGAATATATCACTCCACCCTTCATATTGTTCCTTAGCCTGCTTCCAGTTCTTATAAAGTGTTTGATATTCCTGATTATTTTCCTTCCATGCCTTTGTGGTTGCTTCAATCTTTAACTTCTTATCCTCCCAGAGTGCAATCTCCTGAGCCAGCTGATTTTGGTAATCACGCAACTGCCCTGAATTCATCTTATCTATGTCTGCATACCGACTCAGAAGCTCCCCCGTGGTTTCCCTCAATTCATTCTCATCCTTCAGGCTGTCAAGGTAACTCCTATAAATCTTGTTGTTTTTCTCCATTGCCTCCCTCTGTTCCTTGACACCCTTGGCTACCGCAACCACAACTCCGGCTAAAATCGTACCAACTGCGGCAATCTCCGCCCAGATAACCTTCGTAGAAACAGATAGAGCATTGAGATATTTTATTCCTCTTGCAAGTTTGTCCAGTACGGTGATGAGAAATGATATAATGTAAAGTATTGAGGAAAGCACCAGTGACACAGGACCGAGTGCGGCAACAATAGCTATCCACTCCAATTTGTGTTTCTTCTGTTCGGCTGTAAGGCTCTCAAATTTGCGAATCAACTTCTCAACCCATTTCACAAAATCCTCTATAACAGGAATAATTGCCTCCGCAATATCCTTACCTAAGGTGACAAAACTTGTCTGCAAGGAGGACAACGCTCTATCCAACTTCACCTTGGCTGTATCGGAAACTGCATCCCAGGCTCCCTTCAAGGAACCTGAAGAATCAATAACCTCCTTTATGATTTGGGCATTATATTCATAATTTTTTCCTACCAACATTAATTCACCTGTCATGGCACGAATATCTGGAAATAGTTTTTTGACCAGGCTTTCATCATATTTAAGGTTTATTTCATACAGTTTTTGCATCAAGGCAAGCAGTCCTTCCTCCCTCAATATTCTTCTAAGCTCAGCCCAATTGGCGTTCATATTTTTGAATATTGGAGAGGTTTTACCTGCTTCCTTCATCAAGGCATTGAGCAGGTTTTTGAAGTAAACAGCGGCATTGCTTGCGGAGGCACCTTGTAGTGTCATGGCTGCAATACCACCTGACAACTCAGCAAACGAAACACCTAACTGAGCCGCGATAGGAATAACCTGACCAATTGCAGAGGCAAATTCATCTGCTTCCGCCTTACCTACACGTACGGCGGCAACCAGCTGGTCAGTCACCTCCGCAGCGGTAATGCCTGTACCTGTATAGGCATTCAACACCGAAGTAACAAGGTCTGCCACCTCCATGGTTTCACCTAATCCTGCTTCGGCTGCCATTGCAGATACACGCAAAACTTCAAGGGCTTCCGCACTCCTTATACCTGAAGAGGTTATGAAATACAAGGATTCTGCCAGCTCGACAGGACCTTTACCAATTGCCCGAGACATACTGAGTACGCTATTCCTCCAACCATCCACTTCCTCCTGGGCAACTCCTGTCAAGCCCACAATCTTTTGCATTTCATATTCAAAATCCTTTGCAACGTTTATGATGGACCTTGTACCGGCTACCATCGGGTAGGTGAACACCGCCGTGGTAAGGTAACCTACCGTACGTACCTTTTGAGCCACTCTATTCAACTTTACCTCCGCAGTCTTGGCAAAGTCTGTAAAGGCAGCGGTTGCCTTATCTATACCCTCTCTCCTAACGAGTATGTTAACAACCAGCCTCCCAAGATTGATGTCCATCTCCTACCTCTTTTTTACGGGTTTCCTATGCTTCGTACTTTTACCTCTTTCAACCGATTTATTCTGCACCCTTGCAATATCCAACAAGATACGTTTCATCTCTTCAACACTCTGTACCTTACCACCACCGGTATCCACTTCACCGAGAGCCAACTTATCCCAATCTGGCATAAAGTCAGCTGGAGTTGAATCTTTGACAGATTGTCCCTTCTTTGCGAAAATTCTCGTAACGATATTTGTCAATAAACTCATCAATTGGGCAAATCTTAAGTCATCCCTCCATTCACCAATCGGGTCCAACCTATCATATGCCTCCCACTCACTAAGCTGCCTTGAGTTCAACATCTCAAGCAGATAGTCAGGATGAGGAATACCCAATTTTAGGCAAAGTCGAAAGTAGAACCTCCGACTTGGCCTTGCTCTAAGTTTTTTACGAGGTCCTCCTTATCCTTTTCAGTTATGCCATTTAACTTCTGTGCCGCTTCAACAATCAAGTCAATCTTCTTGGCATTTAGCAGTTTATTCAGTGTTCCTGCCTCTTCAAGTTTAAAGAGCAGATTGCCTTTCTCATCGCACAGAGTCATGACGACAAGTTTGGCACGCAAATCTTCCATCACAGTCTCATAACTCACCACATTTCCTTTTGCGTCCCTTTTCGCCTTAATGATGGAACTCTCAAAAATATCTCTTTCCCTACCCGTCATCTGTTTGACATAAACAATGCCATCACCTAAATCGACGGGCTGAATTTCAACGGCATCACCTTTCAGTAAGTCCTCTCTGGTTAAAACTTTCTTTTCCATTTTGCATTAGATTTTTGATTAATAAATAAAAACCCTTGATTAGGTATTACAAAATTATATAAAAATTAATTAAGCGTTGTAGCAGAACCACTATTGACAACCACCTGACCACTGATTTTAATGGTAACATCTGCCGTTACCTTATCATCAGTCGGAATTGTCAAAGGAAGCTCCGTTACAAGCCCTTCAAACTCCAATGATGTCTCTTCATCATCAGGCAGAATGATTTCGTAATTCTTCAGGTCATCACTCTCAAAGTCCCCTTTCATTAAATCGTAGGTATCTCTCGTGAAGTTCATGGAGAGAGTAACTGTTCCTGCATCACGAAATCCTGCAATGAATTCCCTGTATCCACCAACGCTGTCCAAAGACGTCACATCAATTGTATCTCGCGACATGCTTGGACCGGTGATGGAAGTAATTTCGGCGATGTCTTCCCATGCGGTACCACTCCATCTCCGAAACTTTGTTCCAACTCCTGCAATTGCATTGCTCATAAATCTTACCTCCTCCTTCTTTGAACATTAAAGTTTATAATAAAACTTGCATTCCCGTTATCATCCCATTCCAGCAGGGCGGGTCCACTGGTACAGATGATTGCGGTATATAATGTATCTTCAACCGCATAGTGATTAATACCATGCAGTGAAGCCATTATATTATAACACAATTCGTATCCATCAGGATAACTGGCATTTCTCACCTTTATCTGTATTGAATTATATTCATAAAAACCACCTTCCTTTCCTTGTAACGTCAACGACGGAGGTCCACCATAGGTATCATATATGGTGACACAATTACGAGGAGCAGGTGGCTCCTTCCCAATGAAAAGGTTTTCACCAAAGACCAATCCTAATGAACTGTCACCTTCAAGTATGTCCTTTATATCTTCACTTACCATGATACACCTCCTTATCCACTCTTTATAGTCCCAGCTATAAGACCAACAATCTTAGCCATATTCCTCTGAATGGCAGCCTGAAACCACTTTGCACCAGAACCAGGTCTCCATTTCCTGTTCTGCCAATACGGATTTGAAGGGTCGTGCATACCAAGATTCTCATGTACGGCAGCGGCATAAAAAGCGGAATAACCACAGATTAAAGTAAGATTGGGCTTTATCTTGTTTGCCTCCTGAGTATATTCCGCAATTGACTGTTTATATTCGGATGCCATACGGGAAGCAAAGCCAGGAGGCCTAGGACTTTTCTTCGTACCTTCACGAAACTTTCCACTCTTTCCTTCACTATCTGACTGCACACCACGTCCTGTGATAACGGCAAACCAGCTTGCTCTCAGATTGCCCAAATCAACTGGAGTTACAGGAGCAACTCTTTCAGTCTCATTCCTGAGCAATACGGCAACTCTAATCAATCCATCCGCTGCACGCACCTGAATACGTTCAAGGCGTAAGGCGAGGTTCTGCATCACCTCCTCAAATTCGATTATGTGTTCAACGTAAGCCATGGTGCCAAAAATGCCCTCCTCAAAAACTGTGTAGAAGAACCTAACACAGGATTTTTCTCAAACCTACGTATTTCATAAATCTGTTTGGTGGAGGATTTGGGATTGCTGGCTTCCTCACTATCCAAATCGTCCAAACTCCCAATATAAATCAAGCCACCAATTTCCAAATCCTGATTCACATAAATCACGGTTCGTGAAAGGAACTCATCACCAGGTTGGATTACCGCATCACGTGTCAGCTGACTAACATTCTCCAACCTGCAGTTCACTTCAACAGGCTCATCATAGGTATAGCCACCATAACCGTCATTTTCCGGGTTTCCCCAATAAACAACGGTTTGCACAAAATGACGAGATATTACATCCTGAAATCCCATATCCTATTCATCATCATCAAAACTCGGTATTGCAAATATACGAATTTTCTGCTTTCCTAACCGCGATAATTTACCCGTAAAATCAAGTATCAACGCATTCTGCCCATAAGGAGTGGACTTGAGATTTTCGTCCCATTTACCCGTATAAAAAATCTCTCCATCACCAACTCTTTCCCTGCTGGTAGAACGCTGTATTCCTGAAGCAACGAAATGAGCTGCCAATTGCCTTTCAATCTCAGTAAGGATTGTTTCAGTCATTTCCGTATCATCCTCAAATACCTTACTCAATAAGGCATTTGCAGAGGTAATCAATCCCTCTATGATGTCATCCTCCACCGTGCAACCATCCATGATTGCTTTTACATCGGCTGCCGTTACTCTATTTGCCATCTCCTTCTCCTCCTTTTCTTTGACGAGATTTATCAAGTAATGGGTCAATAAAAGATAGGACTTCACTTTTCCATTTAAGTCCTACCCACTCCAAAAGCTCATATAACTGACCGTAATCACCATAAACCATTCTCTCCGGCCAGATTATCTTGCAGTTCAAACCTTCCTCAATCATTTCAACAAAACGCTTTTCATATTCGTGAACCATCCACAACCATCCTTCACTCTCACTATTAACTCCAACCTTCCTTCTTATATTTTCATCTTTAAAAGCCTTCATATACCCTGTTTTCAAACAGGATTGAATAACATCACCCGTTCTTCTCCTCACAATAACCCATTTGGCATTTGGGAAGGCATTATGCCAAATCCTCCAAAGCAAGCTGGCTCTGGAACTCTTATAAAACCAAGGACCACCTTTGTATCCTTCCGAAATCATTTGAGTTACTACCAGCTTATGCCAACCAACCGGGATATAATCAATCCTTTCAGGTAAAGGATATTGTCCCATAGGGTCACATCCGATTGATTGCAGAAAGGAACCTTCAATCATTCTCATTATTCCACCATTCTCGAATGAACCTTTGTGAAGCGAAACATCACCACAAAATGCTCCACAGATGTTCAGTACTCCAGCAATCATTGAAGCTCCACTGCGTGGAATACCGGTAATCAATATTGGTGACTTATCTATCATTTGTACCAACTTTTAACCATTTCCTTCTCTGCCTTTCTCTCAGAAATAGGTGCCCGCACTTTTTGTAACGGATGAACTCTATAATAGGCAAGGAATGAATCACAATAAGCAATTTTCAATCCTGCCTTCAAACATCTCAAATTAAACTCATATTCCTCCATATGCAATAACCTTTCATCCAACAACCCAACCTTTTCAAAGACTTCCCTGCGATACATCAATGTCTCACTATGTAATACATTATTCACCAATAAGTCCTCAAATGTAGGGATTTTTACCTTAGGAATATACTCTTTCAAAGGCTTTCCTTTAATCAAAAAATAGGCATTTCCATGAATAAAATCAGCTCCCGTATTCAGTAGACAATCTACCGAATCCGAAATACTATTTGGCGTTAGCATATCATCCTCATGCAACCATCTTATATAACGTCCTTTGGCTTCAGGAAGGGCTTTATTAAAATTCGATGGCCAATTTCCTTCACCTTGGCTAACCAATAGCTGAACATCCGTTGGCACGCTGGCTATTGCATCACCTAACCAACCTCTATCAACTTTATAAGGTATGATAACAGTAACAGGATGTACTTTCAGCAATACGGAATCATTCTTTTGGTTTACATAAAGGTTAACCCACAGGACTTGTTTGGCTGCTTCAGGAATACGTGGCTTACCATGGAAGCAAACTATATCCGTCTTAGGTGGCAAAGTCTCAAGATATTGATGAGGTGCAGGCTTAAAATCATGTATTGTATCTGTAAGCTGCTGCCAATAGAAATCCGCCTTCACCACTGAACGAATATAATTATCCATACGAGTTCCTACTGGTCCTTTGAAGGATTCCCATATCTTTTTCACCTTCTCGGAATTCTTTGGCACCCACACCAAACCAGTGGCAAGTTGACCTTTCTGCCAAAAATCCTCAAGTGTTATAAACCTATCTTCTCTACCCTCAACAAGTTTAAAGATATTCTCAAGTGAACGTATGACAGCTGTATCCAAATCAATATAAAGAAATGGCCTGAACTGCTCCATTTCTGGTGAATATAATGCAATACGAGACCATGTTCCTGGACATTGATTTGTTAAAGGAACATACGTCATATTACCCAAATCATAAATCATGCTGGCTTTGTCCCACAGACAAATGATGCGTGGCTGAGGATATCCTTTCCATTTACTACGAATGTGTGAAGCAAGCAAATCGACATCATTCATCGTAAAATCCCCACCACTACGCAAAACCATTACTATGGTACGAAGTTCAGCCATATATCTGTTTATAAATCCACCAATATGTTTTCTCCAATCCAATATCCAACGGTTGTGAGGGTGCCCATCCAAGTAATTTCCTTATCAAATCATTATTGGAACATCTGCCCCTCACACCTGTAGGACCTTCAATATGTCTTATCTTCAAATTCTTGCCTGCAATTTTCATCACCTTATAAGCAAGCTCATCAATAGTCACCATTTCCTCCGAACCAATATTCAAAGGAGGTAAAGGTTCAGGATGGTCCATCAAACGCCTCACTCCCTCAAGACATTCATCAATATAAAGAAAGGAACGTGTCTGCTGACCATCACCCCATATCTCTATCACACTATCAGCCATTGCCACCTTTCTACAAATTGCTGCCGGCGCCTTTTCCCTACCATCATTCCAACTGC